TTGTACAAACTCAGCGTCTATCTTGGGTAAATGCACATAGCCTGCTGGGTACATAATCTCAAGCCCGTCCTCTGCTATTAGTTTATCCTTGCGTAAGTTGTTGTACAGTTCCATTTTAGCAATACCACCTACCACCGAATAGAGTTTAACCCCGCCTTTCAAGCGCTTGCCATCACGAGCTATTTCGATATTGGAAGGTGCAGAAACGAGCGCGGAACCACTAGCCACACCCTTGATAGGCATAAGACGGGGGTCACGCTGGGCACGACAAAACGCATACGCTTCTTGGGTAGCGTAACCTGTATCTAGCCCGATTTTGAGAATGGACATAGAACAGCCACTAGCATGAACCCAGGTTTTAGCTAACAGTGCGGCTAGATCGCGCCACACTTCGTTTCCAGCCGTGTCACCTAGCAACACACTGTGTTCTACTAGCCAAGCCTCTCTATCCCTGCCAAAAGCCCAAATAGACGCTTCAATACGATTGCGTTGCACATCCCCCCCTGCTACTAGCAACAATCCACCCATGGGTACGGTGCCTATTGGGTAATCCTCCCGTCGGTCAAATAACCGGTGCCATTCTGGTGCTTCACCTACCTCTGCCCATACCTCGCCCAATTCTGTGTTTTTGAAGGTCTTGATTGCGGATGCGGATACAAACTCGCCACGGGTGGCTTGTTCCCAGGCTGCGGCCATGTCCTTCCAGCTACGCCACCCTGCTGGGCTGTAAAGCGAGGATAGGTGGAACCCTGCTGTTTTGTGGCCACGCTCTGGGTATTTGGCTTGCCATTCACCGTTCTCTAACATCCAGGTTTTGTGGTTTTCTGGTATGGGTAAACTGCAATCAATACAATGGTATACTGCCGTTTCTGGACGGCCTTTTTCCCAGTGGAGTTGTTCAAACTGGAGAAATTGCATGTGTAAGCAGTGGGGGCATGGTACGTAGTAACGTCGTTGGTCACTAGCTTCGTATTCACGCTCGATAGTGCTTAGTCCAGCTATGGTGGGTGTAGATACAATAAAGATTTTACGTCTTGAGAAGGTGCGGGTGCGGGCTTCTGCTAGGGATATGGCGTCGCCTTCTCCGTCTACGTCTGGTGGGTAGCCGTCTACCTCGTCTAAAAACAGGTAGCGTACCGGCATGGAGCGCAAGCCCACGGCACTGTTAGCACCCGTCATAATCAACACTCCCCCACGGAACTCTTTGGCTAGGATGGTGTTGCCTGAATCCCTAGCACGGGCTGGCAGGATTAGCTTGGATAGGGCTGGGGTCTCTTCGATTAACGGGTCTATACGTTGTTTAGAGTTGCGTTTGGCCATGTCGACAGTGGGTGCTACTGCCATCATGGGGCCTGGGCTGTGGTGAATAGCGTAGCCTATCCAATTATTTCCTGCCTCCGAAGCCCCTATTTGGGCTGCTTTCATGAACACTACCCGTTCTACAGGGGAGGACTGGGATAGACAGTCCATGATTTCACGGAGGTAAGGGGTACGATCAGTACGCCATGGGCCAGGTTCTGCGGAGGCTTTACCGGATAGTACGCGGTGGGTATCTGCCCATTCGGATACGGTTAGTAGGGGGTCGGGGGTTAAACCACTACGCCAGGCCTGGGCTACGATGTTGTGGCCAGGGTAGGTCATGGGGTGGTGGCCTCGGTGGTATCGGCGGCTACAAACAGGTCATAGTTAATTGCGTTTATTTGGGCTTGTAAGCGGTTAAGAGCGATTTCAAAGTACTCCTCGTCTAATTCTATACCTATGAACTTGCGGCCCGTCTGAAGGCAAGCTACGCCGGTGCTACCGGAACCCATAAATGGGTCTAACACGGTTTTACCCAAACCCACGCGACATTGGTCTATAAGCCAAGCCATAAGTTCTACGGGTTTTTGTGAGGGGTGAGTGCGTTTAGTTGTTGATCTTGAAGCATCTTGTCCTACCCGCATACATCCCATCCAGAAGTGTCTAAAGATACACCGCTTAACCACTCTATTTATCCATATGTATTCAGCGTCTACAAAACTAGCTGCCGGTCCTTGTCCGCATGATTTATCCCAGGTTAGCCAACTACCTTCGTACGGTGGTATATAATTGCAAAAATGATTAGCACCAAATATCGCAACCGGTCGTTCGTACATAGGCTTACCAGAAGCTGCTTGTTTATTACTACCCTGTAATTCTAGTAAAAACGATGGATCAAATGACTTGTCGTCACCCAGGATGGCTTTGCGATTAGATAAGGCGCAGGAGTTTACTGAATCCTTAACTCCATTTTTATCATTGAATACATTAATTCCATACGGTGGATCAGTTATGACTGCATCGAATTCTAATTTTGGTATGACGTCTTGATTATTACCAAGATATAAAGTGCAGTTGGGGGATAAAACTACTTTTTTAACTGGGTTTGGTGTCGACTGCGTTGGTTGTAGGTTCATTGTTTGGTTCTGTGTTGGGGTTTATGTTTATGGTTATGTCACTTAGTTCTTGGAGATATGTTCTTACTGCGGCTTCTAGTTCGATGTGTAGCAACCGGTCATCTACCCCTAGCTTAGCGGCGATTTGGGAGGACACGCGGGCTGGCCAGTTTAGCCAGGCGTCGCGTTCTGTTCGGGCTAGTTTAAAGACATGATCAACCACCGATTGTCGTTCTAGTAATTCTCCTTTAAGGTTTGAGAGTTTGATTTTTCCAGTTTCTACCTTGATTATTTCATTGGTAGTGCGGGCTTGTTGAAACGAGGCTGTGACTGGTGTTTTGGGTATTGGTTGTACCGTATCTAGGATAAATGGTAGGTGTTCATCTTGAGTGGTGGCTTGGGGTTCCGGCTTTATGGATGTGCCTATTTTTCTGGGTGTGGTGTTTTTTGCCCATTCGTCGTCTGCCACAACAGGATCGATGGTTCCGTCTTCTAGTGTGGTGATTCTGCTAGTTTTTATGGCTTTTAATACGGCTGTGTCGGATACGTTGCGATGACGTGCGTATGCTTTGATTGATATGCCCATAGTTATAATCTTATGATTTCATTAAAAAACGTAACAAACCTAGAAAAAAAGTCTGTATGTGATATGTTTTTGCAGTTTTCTAACCCCCTTTTTTTTACAAGTCAAAAAGTACCTTTTTTTATCTGGGTGTATATGGGTGTATGATACACCCATAACTGCTCTCGTGCGTGCGCATGCACGCATGCGCACGCATATAAAAAGTTATGGGTGTATCATACACCCATATACACCCACTACTTCAAACGTATTTCCCAATAAGCGCTTCCGTGGGAACGTGCCTTCCCTATCCCTTTGCTAGTTAAATACGCACCCAACCTCTTATTTGTGCCTACAAAACACCCCTCCTTCTCTGCCCATAACTTCCAATCATCAAACAAATTACTACCCAAACACCTACTATTAACATCTACAACACACCGCTCACTCAACCACCGACCCATATCATCTTCCCCTTCGAAGTACTCCTTGGTAGCATCTAACACACTAGCAGGTGGACACAACCCATAATTTACCCAATCCCTACACCCCGTAATAGCCCATTCCAAAATTCCACCTGCCTCCTCGTTTAGCAACTTATCCGTCAAACCATGGTCTCGCGACTCAGTGGGGATAGTCACTACAAATGGCACCATATGGAGCCTGCGTTGCATTGCCTCGTCTACATGACGTACTTGTGGCTTGTGATTGCCAGCAATAACCAACTTGAATTGTGGTGTAAACTCAAACGAATCCTTATGCATAAAGTGTGCGGTAACTTTATCACCACCAGTCAAAGTCTTAATCTTTGATTCATTCCACCGTTGCCCACTATTGGTCTCAATGGACGTTACTAGCCTAGCCCCCCTTAGTCGTGCTAAATCAGTGGGGTGCTGGGAATGGTGGGACTCAATAAACAATTCTACTGGTGCATTCTTTGCATATTCGCCCATGATTCCAGTTATCACATTTAAAAATACCGACTTACCGTTAGCACCTGTACCATAAACCCCAACACAGAACCAAACAATGAACCTACAACCAACGCAGTCGACACCAAACCCAGTTAAAAAAGTAGTTTTATCCCCCAACTGCACTTTAT